TGGCAGTGTATATGTAAATGCCGCTGTTTTTTCCGTGTCGTTTATTACTTCATCAGACCACGTTTTGTGGAACAGAAGAATATCACCGCTTTTTAAATAATTACTTTCTAATATTGATATGCCCATGTTAACCTCCAAAAACAGACACAGCGGCACCAGTGCCGGTAATGCCGCCTGTTGGTATGACTGCTTTAGAGTAAGACCATGATCCAAATATTTCCGGGATCATTGCGGCTTGATCGTCATCAGCAGACGAAGACCATGCAGCAACAGATAGCGTCATGGTTCCTGCTAAATCCCAGTGTGCATCATCATGAGAAACATATATTTCAACAGTTGCAGTAAGTGCCCCGCTAGTACCGGTCAAGAATGCTTGCCACGCAGGATTAGACGATACAGAAAACGACGAACTTGTTCCCACTGTTTCACGTGCTGAAAAATACGTGTTATTTATTCCCTGAGACGTTACCGGCAGCGCCCCGCCAGCGGTTGGGGTTACATCAAGCAGCCAGCTTGCTCCGCTAAAATAATAAATATCGCCCGTGTCTGTTTCGATTGCAGTATCGCGCGCTTTGCATCCATTTTCACCGACTACTGGTTTTGTGCCTGTGCTAAGCCCGATGTATGTATTGCCAGCCGCGCTGGCTACGGCCAAACTGTAATCTGTCATTGTGGCTTCCTCTGTACGCTGTTGTTATTTAAATTATTTTTTTTGCGAAAAAAAACCGCGCCTGTTGCCGGGCGCGGCTGATATGCTTGTTGTCTGCGCTATCGATATATTGGCATTATTGTCCCAACTGGGTCATGTATTGGCACATTGTCAATACGGACAGTGCCCAGGGCATCCATATAAACCTCTCCGCTCCCCATGTAGATATTGCCGTTTATTATGTACCCCTTTTTCTTTTCCAGTTCATTGTAATGTCATTTCTTTTTCCTCAAAATTATTCTATTTCACAGCCTCACCAAAAATCCGCAATGGTTAAGCCCTGATCCTGATTCTGCCTTTGGTATAGAGGATATGTGCTCACAGAAAACGATATTCTCTCGGTCTGTTTTGTACTCCATCCTCAGTATTCCTAGCGGATCAGGAAGGTCTACTTCTGGTCTGGTGCTACTTTCATCGGATAGTGACATGCCGAAGTACAGGTTAAAATCGCCAGCGTAAGCAGGTGCGCATAATGTCAGCAGGAAAAGGGTTCTAGTCAACATACTCTATTATTACCCAGCCTCGGTTAAAGCAGCCTGATAGAATATAAACAATCACTAATATTAGCTTTTTCATGTTGACTACTTCTCCAGAAACAGCACCGCCATGACTGCGGCATCGACTCTTGTTGCTGTAGCCGTCGCATCAAAACAATATATATCACAGTAATTTGCTGTTATTGCCGCAGGTTGGGCAACCAAAAGCTGTGTGTTTATTGCATTACTTAACACAATATAATTTGTTGTCCCAAAATTATGAGTGATGCGATACCAACCAATGTTAATTTTCGAAGGGGTGAGACTTGTCGTTACATTTGCGTTAGCAGTCCCGTCTGTGTTTATTCGTATTTTATATATACCGGCAAGGTCTTGATCGTAACCATTCCAGTTTGTAGCTGTTGTAGCTGTTGTAGCTGTTGTAGCTGTTGTAGCTGTTGTAGCTGTCGCCGCATTGCCTGATATATTAGTAGGAATATAGTTTAGCGCACGCTCATCAGTAATCATGCTATTAGTAATTGCAGTCGTTGAGGTTGCAAGCGCGATCTGCGCAATAGCAATCTTGCCTGCTGGGATGGCCGGGGCGGATGGAATCGACGCCTCAGTGCCAGTAACAATACTATAAACGCCAGTCGCCTCGTCAATCACAATCCGGTCAATGCGCGGGTTGGTAACGGGGGCCGTGATCGTTGTGGTCGTTTGCTGCGCTACGGTGGTGAGCGTGGTGCCGTACTGCGATGTGCCAGCATCAATAACAACCTTCATATCTGGTGGGTTGGCTTCGTGCGGCGCGAAAGCGGCGGCTACGTTGGCCGTCACTGAAATGGCTGCATCTATATTACCAGCATATTCCGACGGCACGCTGTCCTGGCTAACTCGATCTGGCTGTACAAATGTTGCGACTGTCATTTAAACGCCCTCTGCTTCCCAGTCTATGGTACCAGCAACCGCGCCGGCATTGTTGAATAAATATACATCAAATGATGTGCTTGTGACGTTATTGATAACCGCATAAACGCCAGATGTGCCCTTAACAAATACACGCACAAAAGGCGCAACATGAAATTGCTCGGCGTAGACAATCGTTTCACCAGAAATACTAATAGCAACATCTTTTGCATTGATCGTGTATTCTAACAGGTCAACCGTAGGTTTGAAGCCACGAATAGCAGCGTTGCCTTTTGTAGTATCTAGCACCAGTTTTTGTTTAATGTAGCGCATATCAATATTCCCGATACTCCACGGTTCAAAGCCATCATATGAATCTGCTACTAATCTGTAATCAATCTGTAAGCCAGGATCAGCCACACCAGCGGTTTCACCAGGGCAGAGATAACTATCTATCTCCGCCCAAACACGCACGCCATCGTCAAAATCAATATCAATTTCTGGCGCTTCATAGCTGCACGAAGGCTCTGGGTCTGGCGAGCATTCATCGAATACGCGCATGCCCAGCGCTGATATTGTGCTGGTGGACTCTGGATATAAAACCCCCGTCCAGTGTTTAACAAAATTTACCCGCGATCCTAACCAGTCGGGTGATTGCTCTAATTGATATATTACATCAAGCGCGGTGGTTACGACAAGGCTGGCCTGCGCTGCGGTGGTGGAGTAGTTGCCGCTGGTGTCCACCGCTTTTATATAAATGGTCCAGTTGCCAGGCGGGATGTCTGCGCTGGTGACATTGGTGCCGCGGGTGACACTGGTTAGCGGTGTTGCATCTGCATAGCTGCTGGCGCCGCGTTTGCCGTAACGGATGTCGTAGCCTGCCAGGTCTGCATCTGTAACCTGTGTCCATTTTAGCACGACCACTTCGCCGTTTTGCGAGGTGATAAAGCCGGTGACATTGGCCGGCACGGCGGTTTTGCCGATGACGGTGGTGCTGTCTGACAGCGCCGCTGATTCTACGCCCAGGCTGTTGAATGCTTTTATATACACCGTGTAGCTGATGCCATCTTCTACCGGGCTGATGTATATCTCTGTGGTGGCCGGATCCTGTATGCGCGCATAGAACAGTTTTGTGGCATCTGTGGGTTTTTTGATATACACATTGTAGCCCAGCACAAAGGCATCTGCCGAGGCGGTGAATGTGGCTTTGATGCGGCTGACTATGGTGCCATCACCATTTAATATTAATGCGTTGGTGCCGCTTTCTAGCACCAGGCTGGTGGGTGCGGTGACATCCAGCGGATCTAGCAGTTGGGTGTTGGCTGGTGGATCGGTTTCTGCCGATACGGCCCAGTCATAAACCGATGCTTCATACTCATCCAGCTCGAAATTTATGCCGCCTTCCAACAATAGCGTGGCGTTGACCACGCGAAACAGTTTGCCAGACCAGCCCGTGGTGGTGCGGGTGATGTCCACCACTTCACCGGTTTGCACTTGCAGGGCATCTGCATTGGCGGCCTGCAGTTTTACGCTGATTTGTTGGCGCGATTTTTTTAGTATGGTGGCTGCGCGGTTTTGTGCGCGGTAGCGGTTGCTCTCATAGTTGTTGCTTTCATCTGCGCGCAGTTCGCGGTTGCCGTCTGCTAACAGGTAGCTGGCAGAATCGGCAATCACTTCTGCATCGATATAGCCAATGGCGGCATCCACAAAGCTGTAGTGCACTACGTTAGCCAGGTCTTTTATACCGGCTTCGCCATATTCGAATGCACCGGTTATGTTCGTGTCATCAAATGAATAGTTACTGGTATCATCATCGCGTTCGATCACCAGGGTGTATTTGCCGCTTACCCATGGCAGGTGCGCGCGCATGGTGAACAGTATTTTTTCTGCATTGCTTTTTACGCTGCCAGCTGTTTCAATGATGCCGTTAAAATCAAACAGGTTGATATTGACCGGGGTGCCACCCAGTCCGCCATCATGATCTACCTTTATGGTTTCTGCATAATCTGCGCCGGCATTGAAAGCATCCAGTTCTGCTGATGACAGCCCTTTACCATAAACGGTGCTGGTTAAATAATCATACAACACCAGCGCCGGGTTGGTGCCCCACGCGGTGCCTGCGGTGCGCGGGTCGTATAGCTTTTTGCCCTTTAGAATAAATAATGGCGCGGGCTCACCCGACCAAACTGCGGTGTTATATACATATTTAATAACCACATAACAAATGCCGCGCAGTCGGTGCGCGGATGTCCACAAGAGCGATGCGGCATCCAGCGCGGTGTCTACTGTTTGTGTGGTGGTGCCGCCGTGAAAAGTAACGCTGATATAACCCACATATTTTGCATTGGTGTAGCTGACACTATCGAACAATATATCCACCAGCGAATCACACTCGCCCTCTGCCAGTGCATATACCACCCACATATCACGGGTGCCATTTGTAACCGTGCGAAAAACCGGCTTTCCACTAATTGCAGACTGCCCATAGACTACTGGTAGCTGAATTGTGTTTGGTGTTTTTTTTCTTAACTGATCAACATACGCAGCCCACGCACCTGCCCCTATAATAAATGTACCCGTGCCATAATACGCGCCTGGCGCAACTATGCGCTCTGGGTCCAGGTATTCACCACCCCAATATGGCGCAAAGAAATCGGTGATGGTTAGATATTCCATACCCAAATCGCCAGAGTAGCGATTTTGCTGGCTTGCATCCGATAGAGTTCTGCCAGAGCTAGCTTCCCAGTTTGACCAGTGGTTCGAAATGGTCAGATTAACGGTGCTATTGCGCCCGCGCGTATCCTCTTTGCAGTTGTATTTGTCAGTAAAGCCATAGAACAGCACCACGGCTTCTGCCACGCCAATCAGGTAGCGATAGATATAGACATCGACATTTTTGGATTCAGACAGCAGCAGCGCGTGCACAGCGGCAGTGGCGCCTGATAAACCAATGCTGATGGTGCCGGGTTTGATGTCCAGCGATTCCACCACATCGGGCACATCCATCAGCACCACGGATGACAGATATATATTGCCGCCATAGGTGATATTGTAAGGCGCTGTGGTGTAATACAGCGGCGTGCTGAAATCCATGCGCACCAGGTGGTAAAACTCTACATTATCTGCGCCCAGTTCTGTAATGGCACCGGCTGATAGTCCTCGGTTGGCCATTAAATTGCCTCAGTCAAATCTATTGCGTAGCTGTATATGCTGGGGTTTTTGGTTTTGAATTCCTGCATGCCATCTTTATATGCGACGGTAAAAGGCACATTGTTTATGATGACGGCCTCATTGTCTGCCAGCGGATAGATTAGCGGTGGCTCTATTGGTATTAATGCCAGCCCCGCACCAGCGGCGCTGTCGGCATCTGCTGTCGCCATATACACTTTCGTATGGCTGCTGAATTTTATTATGTCACCCGCTTTATATATGCCAGTGGTGGATGGTGTAAAACCATCAATCGCAATGGTTGTATCACCAACCGCGTGCACACCATCCACCAGAGGTGTGCCCGTAGCCACTCCTTGCGGTGTGGCCAGGTGCGGCAGCACTATCTGAAACGCACTGCCGCGCTGCGATATGGCAAAGGCGAACAGCGGCGCAAACTCGGCGCGCGTCATGGGTGGAAACTCGCAAGTCATTTCCCAAAGATGGCCGGCAATAATGCGCGCCTGGCGCTTGCCTGATTGCGCGATGTCTTCGAGCACCGGCTGCGTGGAACTAAGCTGCGCGGTTTTTATCTCGGGTGACGCGGGAAACGTTCCACTCATGCGAAGCTGTGCCCTTCTTCATTCATCCAGTCTTTTATAATATTGCCCAGCTGTGCACGGTTGCGCTTTAGGTGCTCAATGGTATCTTTTGGGTTTGGCGAACTGATTTGCAGGGTGACTGATTTGGCACCACCGCCGACTGCATTGTTACGCACGGCGGCAGATGTGCCGGGATCTAGCACCATTTCACCGCGCTGCAGGTTGTAGCTGCCTTCGCGTGGCACATAATCCATGCCGTCATGCGCTTGCCCGGCCAGTGCCAGGGATTGCGACAGCGCATGGGTGGCACTGATGCCTTCCATGGCAGGCGCGGCATTGGCGCCAAAGCTGGCCAACGATGCTGCAGCTGCTGCCGGGGCATACGCTGTGGCCAATATGCCTGCGCTTACTATGCCTCTGACCACAATGGCCTTTTCTTCTGCCTGTGACATTGCGTTCAGCAGGGTGCGTTTAATCGCGATCTGGACTAATCCACTGATCACGCTCTTGATCACTGATGTCATTAATGATTTTAGTGCCTCTGCCATGCTTTTCTGTTCGATGATAGCGTCTGCAAACGCATCACCAATGCCCTGCGCTACGTTGTTGGCGGTGCTTACCCATAGATCGTTCCACAGTTTTGCGCGCTCTTTTTCTGCTTCTGTGCGCGCGGCATCACGTTCTGCATAGAGTTCATCAAGCCTGTCTTGCAGCAGTATGGCATCGCGGAATTCCTGTTCCATTACATCAGCGCCGCCGGTAGTGCTGGTGCCACCACCCGATGATGCCAGCGGCTGGCCGGCAGCGCTGGCAATGCCTTCTGCTTCGGCGCGCACATTGGCCAGGACCTTTTCGACATTGGTTTGCGCGGTCATGGAA